GCTACGAACAGATACACGCTAGACTAAAAAGACTAGAACAGATTCTCCTAGGCACTGCTGGATTCATTATTATTACTTTATTAACTCTGGTACTTAAATGAGCAGACCACATTCCGTAGGTAAGAATCTTACTGCTAATACATTAACAACAATGTTTACTGTTCCAACTAGGAACATGGCTGTTGCTCATGATATTTTAATGACTAATAGAGGTACTGGGAATAAACATATTTCTATCTATTGGTACGATAAAAGTGCTAATGTTAGCATTGAAATAGTACATGAGAGAACTATATCTGCAAAAACTTCTGCTGTGATTGATAGTACTTTTTCTTTTGTAATGGATGAAGAAGACGAACTTCGTGCTATATCTGAAACAGGTTCAACCATGACAGTTATAGCATCCTTTGATTTAGAACAACGCAGTACCGTACAAAACTTTGCATAAGGATAATTATGCCACTCGCTAAAGGTAAGTCTCAGAAGACAATCAGTAAGAACATTTCTAAGATGGTCAAAGAAGGTCGTCCTCAGAAGCAAGCAGTAGCAATTTCCCTGCGTCAAGCAGGAGTTTCTAAACCCAAGAAAAGGAAATAATATGCCAATGGTCAAAGAGAAGAAGTTCCCCTATACAACTAAGGGTAAAAAGCAAGCTAAGTCGTATGCTCAGAAAACTGGTGCTAAGGTAGTATCTAAGCCAGCTAAGAAGATGGGAGCAATGCGTGGCTACTAAGCCTGGCTTGTATTCTAATATCGCAGCTAAACGTAAAAGGATAGCTCAGGGATCTGGAGAGAAGATGCGTAAGGCAGGCAGTAAAGGTGCTCCTACGGCTAAAGCTTTTAAAGAATCTGCTAAGACAGCTAAGAAGAGATAATGGTTAAGAAGGTATATCAGAATCCAGAAGGTGGTTTAAACGCTAAAGGAAGGGCTTACTTCAACAAGAAGACAGGCTCTAACCTGAAGCCTCCAGTTTCTGCTAAAGAGGCTGCAAAGTCCCCTAAAGCAGCAGGAAGACGTAAGAGCTTCTGTGCTCGTATGAGTGGAGTAAAAGGGGCTATGAAGGATGAAAAGGGCAGACCTACCCGCAAAGCCTTAGCATTAAAGAAGTGGGACTGTTAAGTAGGGTATTGACTTTTAATCAATTTTATGGTATAATATAAGATATGAACTACATTCAACTAGTAAATGACGTACTGATTAGGCTGCGTGAACCTGAGGCTTCCTCGGTATCTGATAATGCCTATGTAAAATTGATTGCTAGATTTGTCAATGATTCTAAGAGGGTCGTAGAAGACTCCTACAACTGGAATGCTTTGTCTGATACTCTTTCTGCTACCACTACAGCAGATGTGTTTAACTATGTTCTAATGGGCTCAGGTCAAAGATTCAGAGTTATCGATGTTATTAATGATACTCAAAATGCTTTCGTAGAATTAGCCTCTACCAGGTGGATGGATCAGCAGTTCTTAATGACCACTCCTCAGAAGGGGTCTCCTGCATATTATAACTTCAATGGTGTTAATTCCAGTGGAAATACTCAGGTAGACTTATACCCTATTCCTGATGGTGCTTATAACCTTCGTTTTAATATTATTAAACCACAAGTACCCTTAGCAGTTAACGCTGATAATTTATTAGTACCTGAAGAGCCTGTAATCTTAGGTGCTCTTGCAAGGGCTCAGGCAGAGCGTGGTGAAGACGGAGGAGTACAAGCAGGGGAGACATATCAGTTAATGAAGCAGAGCTTAGCAGACGCTATAGCACTCGAATCAGGACGGTATATAGAAGAACAACAGTGGGTTTGGAACTAATGGCTAGTCAACTACAGACATCGTCTATAGCAGCTCCTGGATTCTATGGACTCAATCTACAAGAGTCTAGTATTACTTTGTCTTCTGGCTATGCACTAAAAGCACAGAACTGTGTAATCGATAAGTATGGTCGTATCGGTGCTCGTCGAGGATGGACTACAGTAAACTCTGCAGTTAATATTGACTTAGGTGCTGGTAATGCAGTAGAGTTTATATTTGAATTAGTAGATGGTGGTAGTAATCAAGTGTTAAGTGCTGGTAATAATCAGTTATTCGTAGGAACTACTACGATGACTACTAAGACAGTGCGTAACACTACTAACAGCGGTAACGCTACTTATACTATTACAGCTAATAACTGGCAGGGTGCTGCCATGTCTTATGGAGATGTTACAGACTTCCAAGCTCATGTATATTTAGCACAAGACGCACATCCTATGTTGGTGTATCATGAGTTACCTATTTCTGGTAATCCTTTTAGTTCGCATGATAGCGGTACATTTGGATATCAGCGTGTAGGAGATGACGCTAAGTTACCTTCTAATCATAGCACAGCAACATTCATGCCTAGCTGGGTGTTGTCTGCTTATGGAAGAATATGGTGTGGCGGTATCTCAGGAGACACTCAGACTGTTTACTTCAGTGATTTACTAGCTGGTACAGACTTCTTAAATGGGTCTGCTGGCTACTTAAACCTACAAGAAGTATTACCTAACGGTGATCCTGTAGTCGCTGCTGCAGCACATAACGGATATATTATATTCTTTGGTCGTAAGAACATAGCAATCTATGCTAATCCTCTAGACACAGGAGCGTTAACACTTGTTGAAGTTATCTATAATGTAGGATGTATTGCTAGAGATTCAGTACAGAACATTGCAACAGATGTATTGTTTTTATCTGACTCAGGAGTTCGTAGTCTACAGCGAATCATCCAAGAGAAGTCTATGCCAATGCGAGACATCTCTAAGAATGTTCGTGATGAACTAATGGCTGCCGTAGCATCTGAGACAGACTTAACTAAGATTAAAAGCATTTACTATGAAAGAGATGCTATATATTTATTAACTCTTCCTACAACTAAATTTGTATATTGTTTTGATACTCGTGCTGCACTGCAAGATGGTTCTATGAGAGTTACGGTGTGGGATAGTATTGAACCTAAGTCATTCTTTGTAACACAAGCTAGAGACTTATACTTAGGTAAGCCAGGATATATTGCTAAATATTACGGCTACGCTGATAACACATCCAGCTATCGTCTTGCTTACTATACTAATTACTTTGACTTTGATGCGTCTACAAATCTTAAATTACTAAAGAAGATTGGTTGGGTATTGATTGGGGGTACTAATCAATCAGTAGCTATTAAGTGGGGCTTTGATTATAGTGAGAGTTATCAAGCTACTACATATGCTTTAGACGCTGCTACAGTATACGAATATAATAACTCTACTGTAGATACTATTCCTGGTTCATCCGAATATAATATTGCTGAGTATACCTCAGGTATTGTTTTAGATCGATTTAACATTAATGCTGGTGGTCAGGGAACTGTAATGCAGTTAGGCTTAGAAGCAGATATTAATGGAAATCCAGTTTCAATTCAGAAAATAGACGTAGCAATTAAGCAAGGAAAGACTTTAGTCTAAGGACATACTATGGCAAACTATACAAAAGCAACTAACTTTACAGCTAAAGATGGATTACCTACTGGTAACTCAGGCAAGATTGTTAAAGGCACAGAGATTGATACTGAGCTGACTGCAATAGCTTCTGCTATTTCTTCCAAGGCTGACTTAAATAGTCCTGCTCTAACAGGAACTCCTACTGCTCCTACGGCATCGGCTGCTACTAACACAACACAAATTGCTACTACTGCGTTTGTACTTGCAAATTCTATTCCTAGTGGTCTTATTTCAATGTGGTCTGGGACAATCGCTACGATTCCTACAGGATGGGTATTGTGTAACGGTTCTAACAGCACCCCTGACCTACGAAATCGTTTTATTATTGGCGCACATTCAGATGATGTCGGTGTAGCAAAAACAACAGTTACAAGTAGCTCAACCACTACTGGTGGTACTAAAGATGCTATTGTTGTGTCGCATACACACACTGCAACTTCAGTTGTTACTGACCCAGGACATTTACACTCAGGAGTTTACACACCAGGAAGCGGTGAAACCTTTGGTTTTGTTGGTGCTAACCCTTATTTGTCAGCAGTACGCAATACAGCAACTAACACAACAGGTATTTCAGTAGCAACTACAAACAGTACAGAAGGCTCTAGCGGTACAAACCAGAACTTGCCTCCATACTATGCCCTCGCCTTCATAATGAAAACCTAATATGAAAGTACCTGTAGTCCTTAGAGACGACTACACAATGTACTTAGAGTTACACGATGCAGCATTGTGGTTTCATACAGATGTACATAAGTGGTCGCAGGAAGTAAAGAAGAAGTACTTAGAAGATTTAAACTTATTACAGTATCTAACTAATGTTCCTCTGTTAGCATTAGTAGAAGAAGAAAACACTAAGCTTGCTAAGTTTGGTAAGCTAACAGGATGGGAAGTATTAAAATCCATAGAAGTTAACAACAAGAAATACTATATTTTTATTAGGAGCAAACCGTGGGTAATATAGTTAGTGGTATCTTAGATCCTTTTACAGGAGCTAGTGGGGTACGAAGAGCAGGAGAACAAGCTGCAGAGCAACAGCGACAAGCTGGTATAACTGCTGCTAATATCTCTGCATTCCGTCCTGTGGGAATGACTTCCAGATTTGGTACGTCTCAGTTTACTCGTGAGATAGATCCTAGGACAGGTGTTCCTTATATCTCAAGTGCAGGCTATACAGCAGCTCCTGAGTTATCTGCTTTGCAGGATCAACTCTTTGGTAGATTTGCTCCTACACTAGCACAAGCAGAACAAATGCAAGGTCAGTATGCTCCACTGACTGGTGCTTCTGAACGCTTGTTTAACTTAGGTCAGCAATACTTAGCCACATCTCCAGAGCAAGCTGCTCAGGATTACGTTACAAGTCAACAAGCTTTACTAGCTCCTAGCAGACAAGCTCAGCTATCTAATGTTAGAGGTGGTTTGTTTGCTCGTGGTCGTGGTGGCTTAGGAGTTCAGACTGGTACAGGGGGTGCTCCTACGTCTCCTGAGTTACAGGCATACTACAATGCTTTAGGTCAACAAGATCTACAGTTAGCTGCTAATGCACAACAAGCAGGACAACAGAGAGCACAGTTTGGTGCTGGGTTGTTTGGCACTGGTGCTGGATTATTAGGCACACAAGTACAAGGACAAGCAGGTGCGTACTCTCCATTACTCGCTGCCTTAGGAGTATCAGGTCAAGTAGAACAAATGGCTCAGATGCCTTATCAGATGGGTCTTGCATTAGGTACTGCTCAGATGCCAGGACAACAAACAGGATCTCAGCAATACTACGGAGGTCAAGCAGCAGGTGCTCAGACACAGTTGTCTTCTAACATGATGGCTCAGCAGATGAACAATCAGTTTTTATCTAGTTTGATTCAGGCTGCTGCTGGTTCTGGTGGAGGAGGAGGCGGTGGTGCTGGACTAGGTAACTGGATGATGCGTCAATCAAACCAAGCATCTCCAGATTTTGTTGGTCCACGCTACTAAAGGAATAATTATGGGACAGCCAGTAAATCCACTATTAGGTAACTATCAGACGATGCTCGGAGCAGATCCTGAGATGTATCGTCAACAGTTAATTCAACAAGAACAAGCTCGTATTGGTGCTTTACCTGCACAGAGTCAACTAGGAGCTACTCTAGGTTCACTACTAGGTAGAGGCATAGTTAACGTAGCACAAGATCGTGGCTTCTTTGAAGTTACTAATCCTGTATTACAGAAGTTAACTAGCATACAAAATGTATACAACACTGCTATGCAAAACTCTGATCCTAACGATCCGTTGTCTTTCTTTAAGAACTTAGAAACAGGTTTTAAAGAAGCACCAGGATTAGGAGTACAAGCTCTGATGGCTAATCAAGAAAGACGTAGAGTAGAAGGTGATTTACTAAAGACAGACACTCTTCGTATGAATTACTTCAAAGAGAATCCTGATATTATTAATCCTGAGATTGATAAACTAAGAGCTGAAGGAACTCCTGAATCACTCAAGAGAGCTGATGCTTTGGCTGAACTTAAGACTCGTATATCAAGAGATCAAGAGTTTAAACTTCAGTCTGGCTTACTTGACTTGGCTGCTAAGCAATCAACTATTAAAGTCAACGAAGCTAAGATTGAAGAGCTCCGTAGAGAAGCTAAAGAAGGTAAAGTACAGATTGCTCAGTTTGCTGCAACCCCTACTTCCCCTGCTTATGTGGCTGTCTTCCGTAACGGTAAACTTGAAAATCAATTCCCTGTTGGTACGTCTGCCTTAGACAACATGCCAGGAGGAGCTCCTGCTAAACCTGGAGACGGTAAAGAAAAACCAAGTCCTGCTTCATTTGATAAGCGTAATCAACCTGCTCCAGCTTCATCTGCAGCTCCTGCTCCAGCAGCTCCCGCAGCAGCCACTGCAGCAGTTAGTCCGTATGATCAAGCATCTGGAACATATAAGATTGCTTTAGATCCCGAGTATCAGCAAATACAATCAGATGCTAGAGCAAATCTACAAAGGTTACAAACTGAACCTGCATATCAAGCAGAAATACAGCAAAGAATAAATGCACTCCAAGCAAAAATACAAGCTAATTTTGGCACTAGAGTAGTTATTCAGTAGAGGTCACATGGCTATATATGATGTTGTAGGAGCTCGTAAAGCTGGGCTTTCGTTTACTGATATTGCAGACTACTTGTCGCAAGGCACAGAGTACGACGTAACAGGTGCTCGTAAAGCTGGGGTATCAGATAAAGATATTGTGGAATATCTCAATCGAACTGAGATGTCTGCAATGGAAGCGTTTAAAACAACGGCTGCTCAGGAAGTAGGCTCTGAAGTTCGTGGTATAAAACAGATCTTTGGACAAGATCCAACTGATACGGCTGAGGAGTCTTTTGCTAGACAGGCTGAGGCTCAGTATCCATTAGCTGGTTTAGCAGGTCGTGTCGTAGGAGGACTTGTTAATCCTAGTACGCTTATCCCAGGAGCAGCTATAGCCAAAGGAGCTAAGGCTTTTATTGGATCAGGTGCTGCAATCGGTGGTATTAGTGGTGCTTTACAACCTCAATATACTGAAGATGATTTATCTAGAGGTACTTCTGCTGCATTAGGTGTTGTAGGAGGAGCTTCCTTAACAGCAGCTTTGCTTGGTGGTACTAAGGCAGTACAGAAAGTAATCAATAAACTAACTGGTAAAGTCGAAGAGATTCCTACTACTAAGTTAGATCCTGAAATTCATACTCCTACTGAACCTACTAAGGTACAAGAATCATTTACCCCTAGTGGTAGCCCTATTCCTGATGTTGTTAAGCTACAGGATAATAATCCTATTCCTTTGATACAAGCTATCGAAGATGCTGAAGTTCGTGCCAAAGTAGAAGAAGACCTAGCTAAAGGAGATTTCACTTCTTTCTATCGAGAAGTTCCTTTTAGAAACGGTGAAATGCCTGTATTTAGAATGGAGAATGCTTTTGGAGCTGATAATCCATATCGTCAAGCTAATATCGATGCGAGAGCAGAGCTAGGTTTAAAAGCATTAGACGAAAATCAAAAACAATTAGATGTTTTATCTAAGTTATTCTCTCCTCAGTTAAGAGCAGAATTAGACGATAGAAGTTTGCGTCAGTTATTTCCTGAAGATGTAGCTATTAATTTAGCTATGCTTCGGAAACAAGAAGAAGTTCTACCTGCTGAAGTAGTCAATGCTTTAGCACCTTTAGCTAAAAGAACAGCAGGAAATCATCAAATTATGAGCGAGCTATACGAGCAGGGCATTGCTCAAGGTATGCGTCCAGCAGAGCTCTTAGAAATGTTTGCCCCTGAAATTTTAGCATATCGTCCTATAATATCTGTGATTGGTTCTGGGTCTAACGCAGGTGCAGCACTCAAATCGATGGATAATTTTAAGAAAGCCTTTGGTGTAAGTGTACGAGATGTTCGTAACTATCTCAAGACCCAAGGCAAAGCAGATTCTCAGGCTGTTGGTGATTACTTAGACGCTATCTCTGTTATCCGTAAGAGTAAAGATCCTTTATTAAATAAAGACGCAGCAGTTCTAGACTTAGCAAACAAGACTTTGAATACCCCTGGATGGAATGATAAGTTCGGTGAGTTTGCAGTTAACTCTTACATTTCAGGCGTAGCTACCTTGTCAGTTAATGCTTTGTCAGGTGTTGCTAAGATTGGCTTGCTTTCTGCTGAGCGATTCCTAAACGCATTAAATCCTTTTAGTGCTACTAAACTAGGAGAAGTTATTCCTGCGTATAAAGGACTAATGCAAGGTGCGATGGAAGGTTTATACTTTGCTAAGGAAGGTTTTATAAGAGGTAGTCCATTAGATGCTGACTTGACTGACATCACTGGTCGTCGCTTTGCGGGGGCTATAGGTACATCTCCTGACTCAACACGTTTTGCTCAGATAGCTGGTAAAGTTATACGCACTCCTGGACAGGCTTCGGTAGGTATTGATGAGTTCTTTAAGTCTGTCTTCAGAAGGATGGAGCTAAATGCTAAAGCATTCCGCATGGCAGACTCTGGTAAGTACGGAGATCCTGAAACTGTATTTAGAATCTTAAAGAATGTAGATACTAAAGATAAGAACTGGAAAGATAACATCCTCAAGGCTGAAGGAATTTCTGGACTATCTGACACAGCAAGAGAAGCTCTGATTAAAGATGTTACTCGGTTTGCTAAACAAGCTACCTTCCAAGCAGACTTAGGAGACTTTGGACGTAAGATCGTAGCAGCTAGAGCACAGCACCCTGGACTAGCTTGGTTGATTCCTTTTGTTAAAACCCCTATTAACATTATGAAGGATGCTCTATCTTATACTCCCGCAGGGTTTATCATGAAAGAGGTTGTCGGATATACTTCTCAAGGTAAAGCAATTACTAGGGCTATTCCTAGAGATGTAGCCTTAGCACGTGCTACAATGGGGCTAGGTGTAGTGCTTGGCTTAGGAGATCTTGTCACTAGTGGAGAAATTACTGGTAGTTATCCTAATGATCCTGCTGAAAGAGCTAAGTGGATGGCTGCTAAGATCCCAGAATATAGTATTAAAATTGGAAATAACTGGGTATCCTACGCTCGTTTAGAACCAGTCGCTACTGTTGTAGGTTCTACAGTAGACGGTATCAAAGCAGTACAAGACTTTGTTAAAAAACCAAGCTATGATGAAAAGCGTACTAAAGAACTAGCTATTGATCTTGTATCAGGAGTTACAAAGAACATTGCGTCTAAGACATTCTTAGAAGGTATCTCTAATTTATTACAAGCAGCTCATGATCCTACTCGCTATGGCGAAGCATTTGTAAATAGCTTTGCAGGATTAGTTGTACCTGCTATCGTAGCAGCTCCTGCTCGTTATCAAGATCCATATGGTCGTATTGTCACAGGCTTTGGCGAAGCAGTACAAGCTCGTATACCTGACTTTGGACTAGGTCTTCCTATCCCATCTCGTCAAGAATTACCAATCGCTAGTAATTTGTTTGGCGGGGAGCGTAGGAATCCTGCTCAAGGAATGGCAGCACTTACTGGATTACAAATAGCTCCTGCTGAGCAGACTCCGTTACAAGCTGAGGTTACTCGTCTAGATTTTAAATATAGTCCTGTTGATAAGAATCTTCGTGGTGTGGATCTATCAGGAGAAGATCAGGCAACTTATCAAAAAATCTCTAGTGATTTTGCAGACCGTATTCTTAATAACACAATTCAGACGGCTGCGTATCAACGAGCAAAAGAACCAATGAAAAACTTTATCTTAGAAGACTCAATGAGAAAAGCTAGAAAAGCAGCTACTGATACTTTCTTTGCTTATAAAATGAGAGAGCCTGAATATAGATCTCAGTATATACTTGCTCAACGTAAAAAACGAGGCTTGGAAGAATGAGATATGTCAGATCAATTTGGGTTTCTAGAAGGAGTAAAATCTGTAACAGGTAGTATGGATGCTAGTCGACAGGCTAGTAAGTCCATTACCAAGAGCATTACTGATGTACAAAAGGATGCTGTAGATGTTGCTCAACAGCGTCTAAACGAACGACGTAGAGAACAGTATGTCCATGCAGACAGTACGATTATCTCTGCTGTTAGTGAGTGGGAACGATTACTAAGAGCAAAAAAGACAGAAGAACAATTACAACAAGAAATCATTCGTCATCACGGTAAAGCAGCATGGGTGGAGATTCAACAAATAAAGCAACGACAGTTAAAAGAGAAAGAAAATGATAAGAAGTTTTTTAGCGAAGAAGTTAATAAAGTTAAAAGAGTTATGGTTATCTGCTATATTGTGGCTGCGTGGATTGCTTGGTATTTAACTTGGGGGATTAAAAAATAATGTTACCATTAATGGCACTATTTGATGTTGGGATGAAAGTCTTAGATAAGTTTATTCCTGATCCAGAAGCTAAGGCAAAGGCTCAGAAAGAACTACTACAAATGCAGCAAGAAGGAAAGCTTGCTGAGTTAAACGCTGATATGAATGAGCAGAACAATATCTCTGATCGTTGGAAAGCTGATCTTGCTAGCGATTCTTGGTTGTCTAAGAATATACGACCTATGTCTTTAGTAGCTATCTTTGTAGGATACTTCTTATTTGCCATGATGTCAGCATTTGGCTACGATGCTAAGGAATCGTACGTCAATCTACTAGGTCAGTGGGGTATGCTTATTATGAGTGCATACTTTGGTGGTCGTACTTTAGAGAAGATTATGGATATGAAAGCGAAGAAAGATGAACCTAAGCAATAACTTTACCTTAGAAGAGTTAACTCACTCTGAAGTAGCTGAGCGTAAGAACTTAGACAATACCCCTAATGCTAGTGAGATTGCTAACTTAACTAGACTAGCAGCTTTGCTTGAGCAGGTTAGAAGTCTCTTAGGTAAGCCTATTATGATTAACTCAGGCTTTCGCTCTAAACCAGTTAACGACTCTGTCGGTAGTAAGGACACTAGCCAGCATAGACTAGGTTGTGCTGCTGATATCAGAGTCCCTGGAATGACCCCTAAACAGGTCGTAGAGGCTTGCATTGCAGCGGATATACCCT